GGACTAATTAAGCTCCAGGTGTATTCAGGAGTCGTAATCGGTTGAGTTAGAGAAATTGTTCTCAAGGTCAGGAGTTTGTTGAAGTCTTTCAATTAGGTCCACCGTGGGTTGATAGCCATAGATCCAGTATTTGAATAATCTCTTAACAGCCATGTCAGAGCGTATACGATCCATATCCAGAATTTTGTTTTCTATGTGATCAATTGTAGAAGGATGATTAGTATACCATTGCGTTCCGTCTGTGGCTAATTTGCAGGCAGTGATATCAAAATGATTTAACAGTGCATCCACTGAATCAAAAAAATGTGTTTTAATTAATTGTATGTGCCATTGATCATATTTGAATGTGTAAGCATTGTCGCTAGAAAATATCAAACTGCAATTCTTAATATTATTTGAATCTAGTTCAAAATTTGATAATGCAGCCTTTTGAAAAAAGTCTAGCAATGATTGAAATTGTCGTTCGTTCTTAAAAAATACATCAACATCGTGTGATCCCACAGTTGATTTATTGAACCACTGTAGCACTGCTCCGCCGGCAATCCAGGGACCATTAACAAGATCGGGCTTAATAAGTTGCAGTAGATAAGCATCAATCTTGGGCAGATTGAGGGTATCTTGCTGAGAGAATGTCTGCATATTGTTGTGCCTGTTCGCTGATTTTGGTTAGATTATGACGACCACAGAACTTCATAAAATGCAAGCCAACCTGTGGTGTGTTACGGGGTTTTGCTGCTGCTTGAACAGTGTGTGTGATCTGTTCTCGAACATTGTCGGGTTGTCGTGTCAGATCACAGAGCAAACGATTGAGATTGTAATCATCCAATACACGATGCTCGGTGCCGTCGTGGTGTTGAAATTTTTGTAGCATTAAATTGTTCCAATTAAATCCTTTGCTATGTCGATCTGCATAGGCTTCAAGTAATCCGACTTTGTTTTTAGTGCCTTTGGTTCTAACACCTGGATAGGCACTGAAGATGTTATCGCTGGTATCACCACGCATACACTTTTCAAACAACAGCCATTCGGGGTCGGGTGCACCTTTAACTTCTTTGGTTTTTTTATCTACCACAGGCTTCCCTCTTTCGTCGAAGTAGCCTTGTAAGTTGATAATGTGCCCGGCTACACCGTTGTACTGCTCGACGTTTTCTGCAAGAAGTTGTGAAAAGTCTCCGTCGGTACTGACAATAACGTGATGATCCTTGGGATGATTTTGAATCCAGCCAGCAATTAAATCGTCAGCTTCGAGGTTGGGATGTTGTAGAATTGTGCAATTGGTCTTGTTAATAAAGAATTCTTTGAGCTGATCCAGTGTTTCCCAGAATGCACGATCTTCTTCGGCTTCTTTAGGACTAAGGGCAGCACGAGCTTCATGTCTTTGTGCTTTGTATGCTGGATAATAATCACGACGCCAACTACGGCCTTCTAGTGCAATAATTACATGATCGCCTTTAAGCAATCTCCAGCACTTATTAATACTGGCCAATGTAGTATGTATAGCCATACCCAATCGATCATCTAAGTCGGCTGCACGACTGGCAGTATGCCGACCACGAAAGAAAAGATTGGTAAAATCAACAAGCAGAAAGCGGGACATTGGCACTCCGTAAATTATAGGGTATGGCCAATTATAACAGGGTTTTTAATTGTTGTCAACTAAATTCAGAACGGCCATTTCCGATATCCTTTTTACTGGTAGGACGTCGGTCTGGGTCGGCCATCTCTTGTTCGAAAGTTTCTAATACTATGTTACGACAAACTGCAGTAAACCATTGATCTACAATTTGTTGATCGGTTTTTCCACGAAATCCTGCTTTGACTAGCCTAGCAACAAATACATCATTCCAATCGAGTTCTACGGCACCATTGCCTAGATTATTTGGATCTAATTCCAAATTTACAATCTGTATCCAAGGTTCGCCACGTTGCGTAGCTAAATCTTTTGGGCTAACTTGTTGAGACAGTTCAACTTTGGGTTTTCGTGGTGCCCGTGGTTTTTTAGGCTTAGTTGGCTGTGGTTCGGCAATTGGTGCCTTTTCTTCGGGTGCTTCTACAGGCTTTGCTTTTTTGAACAAGTTAAACATAGAAATATTTACCAATTAGAAACATCAGTAATATCGATTTTTTCTGCTGGACCAATTTGGATCGTCATTTCTGGACCAATTCCGTTGTTATGTGCAATTTCAATTTTTAATTGATCTAGCTTGTATTTTTCAACAGCTTCGGCAATAAGCCAGATTTGTTTCTTTGTTAAAATAATTGAGTTCATTCTTTTTTACCTAATATTGTCGAACCATCGTTGGAAATTCCTAATATTTTTGGACTATAATCTAGAACATGATCTTCGCCGCGATGATAAAAATATGCTTCTGCATCAACGATTTTTATTTTTAAATCTTGATGTGCAATAGTGTAATCACAAAAATCACCTAGCTCGTCATACAATCTAAACAATGTTTCGCCGTCGATTGTTTTAATTAAAAATCCTTCAACATCAGCAGCTGATTTGCCTTCTGCCAACAATCCAAAATGGTCAAATAATTGTTCGCCTAGCCATTCGCCGTGATAGTCTTTTTCGCACATTACATCGATAGACTCAGATAAGAAGTTTTGAATAAATTGTTCGAAACTTTTTTCTTGTTCTGGATCAATATGTAGATTAGATTTTTCTAATATACGTTTAATGTTTTCATTCATAATAGTTTCACTTTAAACCTACAAAAGCATCAGCAGCAATTACATATCTAGGCAATTCGGAATCTATCTGTACTGCTCGATGTGGCATCCCACCCGGAAAAATACTCCAACAATTCAGATCATTGGTTACAATAACATCTCTGGATGCTCCAAGAGTGATGCCTTTGATGTCACCAAATTCAGTTCCCACTGTATCCTCGCTATCGTTGGGCAATTTTAAGTAATAAACACCACTTAAATAGGATGGTCGGTGTGTGTGCATAGGATTATTTCGTTGTTGCTTAGTGTCCCTGTCGCTTTTATAGCACCAAGCTCTAGCTTGTAAAATTTCAATATTTTCTTGAAATTGATGCACATCTTCGACTACTTTAAGATAAAGATAACAGGCATCAATGAAGGTTTGTCGAAGCTTCTTCCAAATTGGTGGTGCTTGATCTGAAAACAAAATAGGATGAGTTTGATATTGTGGTTTTAGTGGATCCTTGTCCCAGTCCCCGCGATTGTAGAGTTGATCCACTGACCGTACCATCATTTCTCGGTCCTCGGCAGTGATAGCGTCCTCTACGTCAACTTTGAGTATAGTAGTTGGAAAAACTTCTACAGATTGATATCTCATGTTCCCCACGCATTTTTAAATAATGGGACTTGAAGTCGATCACTGTATCTATAGCCTAATTTCATAGCCAGGTCGGCTACTGCACGATTATTCATTGAGTAAACAGTTTCTACACCGCCCACAGGCATAAGATATACTGGACCAGTAAATCCTGCAATACGATACTCGTCAACAGCAGCCCGAATCTCTTCAGTGTCCTTCTCTCCGGTGACTACAAATTTAAGATATGTATAGCCTACGGATTGATAATCAACAACTGTATCGGGCTTGATTGCATCTTCCCAACGTTCTCCGCTGACACTTAGTTTAGGCGAAACCGAAAAAGTAATTTCTTTAGGAGAAGTTACATACCAGCGTAACCAATCAAACAAGGACTCTTTGAATTTTTCTTCTAATGGTTGTGTGCCATTTGTTTCGAAAGTAATTTCGCTGAGCCGCCTCATGAGAGAATGATTTAACAAATCTGGGTAAGCACGTTGCCATCCTAGTAAGGGCTCACCGCCGGTGATAACTAAATGTTCGTCCCGCCATTCTCTGTGTGGCAATAGATCAACAATATTTTGTGCTAGACCATCAGTTTCAACTACAGGGCTAAGATGTTTGAATCTTGGATCCCAGCTGGCATAGCTATCGCAGCCGGTACTTACTAAAGGTAAATCTTTATAATTAGCATAGAAGGTTACGTTGGCTGCTACATCATCGCGTTCGCGACTGATTTCTCCTTTTGGCATTCCGAATCCGCTGCAGGTAAAATTACAGCCGAATGTTCTTAGGAATACGCTAGGCACTCCCATATAACGACCTTCTCCCTGAATAGAGTAAAATAGTTCGCTGACTTTGATTTTCATTATTGATTAATCCTTGATACCGCAATTATATTATTTTGTATAGATAAAGCCAAGTATATAAATTACCGAAGTGATGATATTTAGCGACCATAAACTGGGTTGTCGCCAAATAAAACCTACCGACATCCAGGCTAAACTACCAATTAGAAACAACCATTTATTCCAGGGTGTAAAATCAAAACTAGTAGCCGCAGTGGCTAGCAGTATTGAAGCAGTAGCACCCCATTTAAGAAACCATTCTAATTTTTTTATCATCTTGAATTTGTTTTACCAGTTCGTTGGCTGTGGCTAAACTTAGTGTCCAACCTAGATGTCCGTGTCCACAATGATACCAAACTTTTGAATTATTTTGGCTACGGCGAACAATGGGCATCATATCAGGAGTCATTGGACGCAAACAGGCCCAACTTGTATAATTTCTAGTATTGATACCCGGAAAGTTTTTCTCTACCCAATTTAACAAAGGTTCGATACGCTCTCTGCGTATATCTCTATTATATCCATCTAACTCAGCAGTACCGGCTACACGTAGTTGATTTCCTAACGTACTAGTTACAATTTTGGCTTCGTCATCGAGCAAACTGACCGTTGGGCAATAGGGCCGACTTAGAGCATCTATGTCAATAGTAATACTGTATCCTTTGACTGGATAGATATTTAATTTGTCTTTGAGTTGCTGACCGATTTGTTGGGCATGTACTCCATTGGCCACAATTACAAG